CTCCGAGCGTTGAGCCCGGAGCGCGGTGGATGATATAATTTTCGTTTTTCCGGGGCGTTAGCTCAGCTGGTAGAGCAGCGGACTTTTAATCCGTTGGTCACAAGTTCGAATCTTGTACGCCCTACCAATTTTCAAGGGGTTACGTGACTTTCGCGAAACCCCCGACTTCTACATCGACGCGGGACCTTCTACAAAAACACTTGGCGCCAGGCTTCGACGGCGCCAAAGGCGAACACCGGGATCGCCAAGGCCGCCGGGGCCAGTATGTCGAATCCGGGCAGCCCTTCCTGTGCGGCGCCATCGCGCCCCAGAACGAAGCGGGTCCAGGCGCCTACAGCGATCGTGCCGGCGGCGAACAGCGCGGCCGCGGTTGTGAGGATCGCCCAGGGTAGGGCGAGAATGCCGGTAATCATGCCTTTGTCCTCCGCTTGAGCGGCGCCACGCGATCGCCGGCGCGCTGCTTCACGTACTTCTCCGTCATCGCCCGAGACTTGTGCCCCAGCAGCGCCTGCGCGTGCGCGAGGTCCTCGACGTCGGTGGCCGCCTTCCCTCGAATGTCTCGCAGCTGCGCGGTGGCCACGCTCGGCAGATCCACCGCGGCGGCTTCGCGCGCGGCCGCCCAGCGCCCCTCGATCATCCAGTAGGTGAGCGGCTGGCCGTTCTGGTCCTGCACCAGGTAGACGCCGGTCGCCTCGCGCTTGCGGGCGTTCATGCGCTTGATGGCCGCGGCGAGCTCGCCCTGGACCTTGATGCGCACCTTCGTGCCGGTCTTCCCCTGCTTGACCCGCAGATCGCCGCCGACGATGTCCGCGCGCTTCATCTGCACCACATCGCCCGGCCGCTGGCCGGTGAGCAGCAGCAGGTCCAGGGCGTCGCGCAGCTCGTCGTCGCCCTTCGCATAGATCGCCGCGAGCTCGGCATCGTCCAGGTAGCGATCGCGGCCGGTCTCCTTGTTGCGCTTCACGCCGGCGCAGGGGTTGGCCATGTCGGTGAGCCCCGCGTCGCGCGCGAAGTTGATGACGTGGGAGAGCAGCGAGATCTCCCGGTTGGCGCGCGTCTTCGCCGCCTTGGGCTCCTGGCCCTCTTTCCGCGGCTTGGTCGACAGGCGATCGTTGAGGTAGGTGCGCACGTCGGTCGGCTTGATGGTCTCGATGGGGGAGTCGCCGAAGACGGCCTCGAGGCGCTCGAGCTCGGCCTTGTTGTCGCGCTGGGTGCGCAAGGCCTTCCCCGGCAGGATCTTCACCTTGTACCAGGCGATGACCTGGGAGAGCGTGCGGGCAGTCTCCGGCACCGGCTCGCCTTCGTGCTTCGCCCAGGCGAGGAGCGCCGCCATGTAGTCGCTGCCGAGGGGGAGCCAGGCCCGCGGCCGGTCGTTCGTCACGTAGTAGAACGCCTGGCCCTTCTGCGCCATGTGCGGCGGCAGGCCGTGGTTCCTCGTCCGGCGGCGTCCCATGGCCGGCATCTTACTTCACCGCCCTCAAGGCCCCGAAATTGTGCCGCGCCGGCGGCCCAGGCGCCTCTGAGAGCTCCTGGCCGACCATCCGGCGCTCAAGGTACGCCCGGGCGACCCGCGGCGCTCCTGCGGCGTTCTGCTCGAATTTCCAGTGCCGGCTCTTGAGCCAGCGCACCTGCTCGTGCTGCCGGCGGTAGCCGGTGAGCTCGGTGAGCTCGTCCTTGGTGAGGAAGAGGCTCACGCCGCCTTCCACTCGATGCAGGTGCAGTCGGTGCAGCTGGTGTCGCGCTCGTCGGGCCCGTGCGTCTGGCGCGGGTGGCCGCAGCGCGCGCAGGGCTCGGCGCACGTGGGCGGGGTGAGCTCAGCCTCGATCACATCGGGACGGCGCGGCAGGCTGAGGGTCGGCCACTTCATGACGCGCGGCCCCTGATCCAGAAGTACCAAACCCCCCGCAGCCATCCGAACGTGAAGACGATCGACAGCGCGAACATGCCCCACTGCTGCGCCTGCCAGGTCGCGTAGAACCATGCGGGCTGCGAGATGCAGCCGGCGATGCAGGCCCAGCGGCGATAGTGCGCGCGGCTGTCCTGGCTCAGGAACACGGTGGCGACACCGCAGGCGGCGATGATGGCCTGGTCGATCAACGCAATTCGCCCTCGCGCAGTTCCACCAGCGGCGGGCCTTCCGGCTTCGGATCTGCGCCAGGCGGCCTTTTCGGAAAGCCGTTCGCAGTGAAGCCTGTGAGGTGGTGCTCGATGCCGTCGACGAGTTTGCGGATGAGCGCGAGGCCCGCGCGCCGCTCCTCGAGCGTGCCGCCCTTGCGGACGATCTTCAGGGCGCGCTCGATCGCGTCCAGGCGGTCGGTGGTGCCGAGCGTGCGCCACGGGTCCATGGTGGGTATCCTCATCGCGCGTGGCCCTCGGAAGGGATAGAGTAGGCGGGTTGCGCGCGTATGTCGGCCAGCAGCGCGGAAACCTCATCCCGCAGCACTTCGGCCTCGTCGTTGTTGTCGATTTCCTCCTGCACGGCTTCGAGCAGGTTGCCGATCAGGAGGCAGGCGCAGGGGATATGCGCCTCGATGAACTCCTTGAGAGTCATGCAGCGGGCGCAGGTGCGGTGCGTGGCCGCGCCGTCGATGGTCGGCCAGATGCCGAAGACGTGCCAGTAGCTCTCGCCCGGCAAGATCGCTCGGCGGCATTCGGTGCAGCGGTGCATCTTGCGAGCCGCTTTCACGTCCGTCGCCTCGAAGACGCTCGGATACTCGCCATCGTCGCAGGAGCAGAAATCAGCCATTTGCGTGGCCCCCGGATTGTTGTGTTGGCCGCGCAGGGAACGCCTTCTTCGACTCAAGGCGCTCAATGGCATAGAGCGTCCCGCGGCCGGCGATGCAGGCGCAGCTGTCGGCGATGAACGCGCGCTCGAAGCGGGGCCCGATGCGGTTGTAGAGCAGGTGATGGACGATGCGGTCGCGGAAGGCGGCCGCCCACACCTCGCGCGGCTTGGGCCTGGTGACGACGAAGCAGATCGACGGACCCGGTCGGTAGTGGCCGCCGGCGAGCTCGTCGAAGAGCCCGACCAGGTTGCGCTCGAGGTTCAACTCGAAGGCGAGCGCGCTCTTCGTGTTGCGCTTGTGCCGGCGGCAGTCGAAGTAGGCCGCCACCAGCTCATGGAATGAAGGTCCAGCATGGTCTGCCGCGATTCGATCTGCGGACGGCCCGAGCCCGGAGCTCGTTGTCCTTGTGGTGGTTGTTCTGGTTGCCGTTGTTGAAGTTCTGGTACCAGGCGTAGGCCTCGTTGCCGGCGTTCTGCGTCCATTCGCGCTATCCACGTCGCCCCGCCGAAGGCCTCGGCCGATCAGCGGGGCGACTGCGCCGGGCCGGGCCCGGCTGCTGCCGGCGGTCTCCGTTGTGCGCATGGCGGTGGCCTCGTGGGCCAGCGGCGCGACCAGATTGATTCCCACGGGCACGATCGCCTTGGCGGTCATGCGGCAGGGGACTTCGCGGAGTACTTGCGCCACCCGTTCGCCTGCTTGCCGATCGCCGCGGTGAGCTCGATCGCGCGCGCGTGCTGCTTCACGGCGATCAGCTTCATGTCCGAGGCGAGGCGGAAGAGCAGCTCGGCCACCTGCAGGCGCTCGATCATCCGGTCCAGGTGCGGCACCTTGTCGGCCGCGGCGTTGGCCCGGTAGATCAGCACCACGAGCTCGAGACACTCCTCCCGCACCTTGGCGCCCATCGTGGCCTTGAAGTCGCGCGGCATGTGCCGCGTGATCTCTGTGGCCAGCACGAGCAGCTGGTACGTGACCTTGTAGATCGGCAGGGTCGAATGGAGGGCCATGCTGGGAAAGAAATGGCTAAATCACTGAATGACTAAAGGCAATCTGCGGACGGCCCGAGCCCGGAGCTCGTTGCCCTTGTGGGGGTCGTCCTGGTAGCCGTAGTCGAAGCCCTGGTACCAGGCGTAGGCCTCGAGGCCGGCGGACTGCTCGCTCGTCCAATACCAGGCGCTCTCGAAGAGCTCCGGCACGTTGGCGAACAGCAGAGCCGCCTCGCGGCGGTTGGGCAGCTCGCCGCCCACGCTCTCGGCCCACTTCTTTGCGTCCTGCCAGGTGAGCCTGCCTTCCGGCTCCTGCTCGAGCACCTCGAGGATGTAGTCGTCGCCCGCCTCGGGTCCGCGCGCGATGCCGGCATAGATGCCGTGCTCGCCCAGCTCGCCGATCTTCGTGCGCTCCTTCTCCTCGGTCGTGCGGAGCTCGCCCAGGATGGTGAGCTGCTGGGTCGCGCCTTGCGCGCGCAGCCGATCGAGGAACATCTCCGTGATTACCGCGGCGCTGAGTGAGACCTCGGCGCCGGCGATTTCGAGCACCAACGGTTGTCCGTCTTGCAACTTCATCGTGTTCTCCCGGCGAATGGTCGAATGGGCGAAGGGTTAAATCTTCAATCTGCGGACGGCCCGAGCCCGGAGCTCGAGGTCCTTGTGGTGGTCGTACTGGTCGCCGTAGTCGAAGTACTGGCCCCAGGCGTAGGCCTCGTTGCCGGCGTCCTGCGTGGAGCTCCAGTACCAGGTGTCCTCGAAGGCTTCGTCCTTGCCGTCGCGGAAGATCTCGACCGCCGTCTGCGCGGGCTCCTCGCGGCGGTAGGCGTAGCCGACCGGGATGCTGCTCGGGTTGTCGCCGCGCCAGCAGTAGTTCTCCTCGGCGGTCGGCTTGAAGGCTCGGTAGAGGATCTCCAGCTCGTCGCGCGAGGGAAGGTACCAATCGGCGAAGCCGCCGATGCGCAGGCCTCGCGCCCACTTTGCGAGCGCGTTCTCCGCGCCGGCCATGGCCTCGGTGTTCGCGAACCCGTCGTAGAAGCTGCGCTCCCCGGTGGGGATAGCGAGGTCGCTTTCGCTCCAGCAGATGGGCTCGTGCTCGCCTTCGCCGCGCGGGGCGACGATGAGCGCGTAGGCGACGCCGGCGACGAGCAGGCGGCCAGCGTAGAAGCCACCAGCGAACGGCGTGCCGGCGACGGTGGGAATCTCGGTGGTGATGGTGTCCATGACGCTCCTTGTGGTGAGTGGGTCTACGGTTGGGGGTGGCAGCTCAGGGCCGCGGCGCCGGTTGCAGCTGTGGGGGCTCGGTCTCCGCGGTCCCATCGCTCGACGTCTCCGCCGCAGCAGCTGCAGACGCCGAGGCCTGCGGCGCGGTCGAGCCGGATCCAGCAGCAGGGCTCGTCGAAGGGGTCGATGCAGGCGTGGTCATCGTCGCAGCCGCAGCCGATGCAGGTGGCGGCGCTCACGCTTCGGCCTCTGCGGCCTGGCGCTTCTTCTTGCCCTTGGCCTCCTTCTCCTTTGGTGCCGGCGTGAGCTCGGCCTTGACCGCCTTCTCGATCGCCTTCGGGTCGATCTTGTAGACCGCGGCGAACTCCACCAGCTGATCGTCGTCACCCCAATCGGTGACCTCGCGCGAGAGCACCAGCGCGACGAGTAGCCGCAGGAGCGCGGCCTCGTCGAGCTTGGGCAGCGCGGCCTTGATGCGCGCCTGGGCGCCGCCAGGCGACTTCTTCCCGCCCGCCTGTGGCAGGAAGAGGTCGGCCACGAGCTCGTGCTCGGGATCGGCGTGGATCTCGTTCTCCACCAGCAGGCGCAGCTCCTGCGCGCCAGGCGAGGTGGGCACGGCCGCGCAGATGTGCGTGAAGAGGCGCTTGCGATACTCGGCGCCGATCTTGCGGGTGA